ATCGCAACCGTGGCGAGCGCGAAATGATTTTCTACGAGCGGGAATGTTTTTCTTAATAGTCATGTTCGGATCGCCGAACATAACAGATTTGGTCTTCCCGTTTTCAGAAGCAAGAACTTTAAACTTCTTACGTCCGTATCCGGGTTCGCCTTTTTGAATGCGATGCGGTTTGTTAACTTGCATGCTTTAGATAGCAGGTTGTTTAGCAATCTTGCTAGCTACTTCAGCATCGCGCAAGGCCAATTTTTGACGAACCTCGGCGAGTCGAAGATTGAGACGCATCTGGTGAGTCTCTTGCATCATCTGAAGTTTGGCCTGATGCTCTTGTAACTTTTGCTGGAGTTTGTCAGCGTACTCAGCCTGTTGAGCGGCAGCGTTAGCCTCCGCTCCGGGAGCACTTTGAGCGGCCTGCTGCTCACGCATCTTTTGAACCTGTTTGACACCGTTGTTAACGATCTCCCCGAACTGTTGGAGAGATTGACGCAAAGAAGCCCCGGCTTCGGGGATGGTAGTATCTTTTGATACTTCTTCGACGTGCAATGTGGTGTGGCCGTACACATTAACCAAGAAATCAATAACTTGCTCTACCGGAATCTGACCCTCGTCAACTCCCTGCGCGGTTTGGCCGAGGACGTTAAGGTGGACCTTGGCGTGCTCCAAGTGATTTTCGTTCGGGAGAACTTGGACTTGGTTACCAGCGCGCATGTCGCCGTTCTCCAACTCGGCGATCTTGACGTCGATAACGGGACGGGCTTCAGCGTCAGGAGCGGGTGCATAACGATCGGCCAGATCATACCCGAAGCGAGCGGCTACCCGATCACGTTGAGCGGCTTTACGTCCGTACTCATCGAATCCGGGCATAAGCTGCATAAGTTCGTCAGTAGCCAGAAGTCGAGCGGCCTCGGAGCCTGCACCGATCGCACGGACAGGGCGAACGGAATCGAGATCGATGGCCAAGATAGCGTCGACCGGAACGCCGCGCATCTGGCAACGAGCATAAAATTCTTGGACTTCGCGACCTCCCGGCTCGTCGGCCATGTATCCACCACGTACGAACCTGCGCACGATTTCCTTAAGAACTCGGCCCCAAGGTTCGTAGAACAGATTGAGGGAGGCCACCGAAAGACGAGCTTGGCGAGAGAGGATAGCCTGTGTCTCTAAGCGTGTCTTCTCACGTGTGTCGGTAACTGCTGCGGAGGAGTCATACCCAGCAGTCTTATTCTGCATCTGCGCGGCCAGATCCTGTAAAAATGGCATTGCGGACTTACTAACATCGGGCATGGCGTTAGGAACAATGTTGATCATGTCCGGAGCCAGCACAGAGTACGGGCCGTAGTAAGTGAAGTTGAGATCCTCCAGAGCTTGCTCACTCTGGGGCTGGAGAAGCAGGGTCGAACTGAGCATCGCTCCGTCAGCCATTTGACAGCGGAGACGATTGCTCAGTTGTACTTGAGGGAAAATCTTGTACCCCAATCCACGGATAGAGTGGTAGTAGCCGTTTGTACCAATTCCGAAGGGGAAAAATACAAAGGCACTATTGATATGGTTGTACAGGCTGCGTTTTACACAGAGAAAATCTTCGGCCTGATTGTTTTCCAAAGTAAGGTAGTAGGACACAGTACCGTCGAACTCTTTAACCCATGCGTGGATTACTTTGACTTCAGAGGCATTAGCAGTACCAGTGAACAAATCATTATTTTTCAACTCGACCTGTAACCGTTCCCATTCTGTGAATGTCCCGGTAGATCCGTTGGTTGCTTTGATCAGAGCCTTACGAACCTCCTCGACATTCCACCCCATCTCGGCAGCGGCTTGTTCATCTTCAATGAACCGATACAACTGATGGGCCTGATACGAACGGACGCACACGGCCACTTCGATTTCGTCTTCACACGCAAGAGTCTTTCGCGGGATGAGGAAGTCTCCGAACATCGAAACACGCCAACGCCAATCGATGTCATCCTCCCAGTACGCAATGCTAACTCCGTGCGCAATGAAGTACTGACACAGGAGCAGGTAGTTAAAGTTGAACTGTGGCCAAGAACGGATGGCGCGAGTAAGTTCTTCGGCAATAATGCTAGAATATTCGATACGTGTTTTGGTATCGCCGAAATCGGTTTTCAAAGAGAGCAGATGCTCCACCGAGTGAATGATGTCCACATATCCGGACATTGCATTCTCCAGAATATTCGAGGCTTCGTCAAAGTTGACGTTACAGCGGTATGACTGGCCGCTGGCCATGAGGTCGGTGTCGCTATAAGGGGGGACTCCGTCGAACATCGCTTGAATCTCAGCGCGGTTCTTGGAGGACTTATCGTCGGCATCCTTCAGTTTGCGGTAGATTTCGTGAAGCGACTTGGAATCCTTGACACGACTACGGGGTGCACCGCTTTCCGATACGTTCTGGAGAAGGGTGTCGTTCATTCAGTAGGATTCCAATTATTTTTAAATTTCTTCACTCGTCTATCTGCAGTAGGTCGCTTTTTGGCGACTTTTTTTGTGGGTTCTACCACATCGTTGGTGTTTGTGGAAGAAATAGTTTTATATTTCTTACCATCAAGCTCAGCCAGAAGCAACCTTGCCAAGGAAAGATCTTTGCATCCATGTACCACAACAGCTTCGTCTGTTACTGGTTTATCTGTATGTAGATCAGGGTGCGGCATATCAAAGTTGTCAGAGACAATAATGCCGTCTTCACGCCTATAATTACATGTTTTCCAGTTGTGCTGGATCAAAGGTGTGTCGGTCAAACCCCCGCGTAATACTTCCCATTGGATCCAGACATCGAAAGCCTGCCCCTCTTCAAATCTCCAGAGGTCGCAGAGTTGAGTGAAATTGGTGGGGTAGATTCCAGTCCCCGCCATATGGGCACCTTTCTCGATCAATCTTTTACTAGCATCCGTGTAATAGGTCGGGTGCCTTGCCCCCATAAAAACGGCATGTGCTGCTGTATATTCCTTTTGCAAAGCGTCCAACCACCCACGTTTGACCGGAGTGTTGTCTAATTCAAACCAGTACCAAGGCTGATCAATATTATACTCGGTGTACAAGTAACTCACTGTATTCCGGAAATAAGCGTTTGGGCCTAGGGGCCATCCTTTGGCTAGGCACTGAAATGCGTACGTCGAAGAGTTTCGAAACTGACTCTTGAGGCTGGCGTGGAGTTTGTTGACGAGGGGTTCGCAGTCGGTCGATCCAACCACGAGTAGGTCGTGATTGGCGCAACCGCCAAGTTTAGTGATCAACTCCGATATGGGATCGATCATTTGCTCGTCAGCCTCGCTGACGGGTATGATTACAAGCATGAGTTTTTAGTGTCCGTAATTGATTCTTTTACCCGACTTTCTAACCAGATCAACCTTTTTAAACCATTTTTTATAACTGCTATCCGGTTGGAACGGGTCGATCGGCATCTTGTCGATGGCGGTCAAGTTATGCCGAGTGCGGCAGAGTTCAATCAAAATAAATGCTGCGTCTGAAATATCTGGCGATTTGCCGATACGGACTTTCATGTCCGACTTTGTTTCGACGCGGATACGCATGCTCAAACCTTTTTCCGTGGTGTATTGACGTTCCGTCATTTCCCGTACTAACTCTCTGGAGATACCAAATAATTGTTTATTACGTATTAATTCCTTACCAGTCCACCAGAGTTCGGAGACTCTGTTAGCGTACCTCTCATGCCCCGGAATACGATCTGTAAGAGAAACGGGCCTCTCACTGGCCTTACCGCCGAACTGAACCCGGAGGACATTCCGCGACCACATCGCATCTACCACGTCTCCGAATGGCGCACCGCCACCACTAGCATCATACGCAGCGTTTTGAGAAGTGACGCCCCAAGCCTCACACTTGTCCTTGAACTGACGGGCAATTTGAAAGGCTCTCGGCTCGTCCTTATTTGTGACATCCTCCCGAAGCTCCTCGTAGTGATCTAGGCATATGACACGCCTCCCCGTGGTATCTTTCCCTACAAAACCAAAATAGAGAATACTGCGGTCACCGTTGGCACTGAATGAAGGATCGAGAGCAGCCACCTTCGTGGGCTTGTCGATCCATTGCACACGCTGGTCGGCTCCGTACTTGATGATATCCGACTCGCTGTAGATCGAGCTATCCGATCCCGTAGGACACCAAAATCCACGGTACATACGCCAGTAGCCGGGGCTATTCTCACCCAGCTTGCTTGCGCTTTCCGCAAGGTTAGATGGCGTAATCATCCATGGGTACATGACGTGCCCAGCTATAATGTTCGGGGACTTGTGGGCGTCGAAGTGCAGGCAGTGCCCACGTTCCGTTTCCCACTCCTCATCCTCCACGGTGATGGAACCCCATCCATCTTTGGGCGTGGCGAATTGTCCAAAAGGGTCGTAGTAGCTCGCAGGGTTGCCGATGCCAATCAGCTGGAAGTAGGGGTTGTTCGACAAGTTGGTGTAGGCAGCTTCGAGGATCGATTCACCTAGTTCGGGCAACTCGTCAGCGATGAATATGACACGCTGTTGCTTGATACCGACTAGCTTGCCGACAGCTTCGCGTTCTTTCTTACGCTCTGCAGCTACGAGAGCGATGCCGCAACGATCGCCGTATTTGGTGTCGGTGCCATCGTCCATGCGGATCATGCCAACGGAGTCGACCAACTTGCCCGGAAGCCCCGGAACAGCACGCCAAAGATCGGTAATCGCGCCCCAGATACGCTTTCTGGATTCCTTAAGACTGGTCGAGGTGACGATCACGAGCGTGGCCCACGGCTTCATGAGGAAGTTGACGATGGCCCACAGAGCGTAGGCTTGGGATTTCCCACTACTGGCGCAACCAGCCACGGCCAGATACTTGTGCTCGAAAGCAGCCTCAATCATGCGCTCCAGCCAAGGAGTCCACTCGATTGGCATCTTCGAATCGGGGTGGTTCCACAACAAATCCACTACACGTTTGAAATGAAAAAGTTTGCCCGGAGACTGCGGAGGTGGGTCGTTCAAACAACTCAACTCCAGCGTGACCAGCGTAATATCTTCGGGAAATTCCCGTCCGTAAACAGTGACTGTTTTTTTGTTCGTGGCCATGATCAAAAAAGTTTTTGACAGCCGCGACCGAGTAGTTCAAAGTCGGCGCACACAACTCGAAACACATGGGACAAACTCAAACACTTAAGTGGCCTCGCGTGCATCAATCGCGCTATGGCAAAGTCACGATCTACAAGCAATCTCGCATCGATGGCGACATGTACACGCTCGCGTGGTACGTAGGTAAAAAGCGTGTTCGTGAGACGAGCATAGACCAAACGCAAGCTCAGGCTCGCGCTTCCGAAATACTGTCTATGTACCGCGATGGCAATCCTCCGAGAGAGCCGCGCAAACGCGAACCGAAATCCAAAAAATCTTGGGGTCATGTTATTGGTGACGTACCCATGGAGGAAGTGGTCAAGCACTACGCCCAGACACACAACCTACTGCCGTCAATCACGCTTGAGAAGGTATGTAAGGGGTATATGTCCGTCAAGGTCAATTCGGGGATTAGCGCACGCTACCGTCAGACATTGCAACATCACCTAAATAGATTCTCTGGGCAATTCGGGTCGCAAAACATTAGTTCCATATCCGTTGAAGACATAAACAACTACCTACTCGCTTTCGCCGATTTGCGCACAAGATTCAACCACCGCGCCAGCCTTCAAGGACTGTTCAAATGGGCCAAAAGCCAGAACTACGTCCATAAGTCCAATGTCGAGGATACAGAACTTCCGAAGTTTAAGGCTAAAACACCCGCACTTTTCTCGTCAGACGAACTCAAAAAACTAGCTGAAGCGGCGAGTGAGCGGAACATGCCTATGCTCATCGCGGCTGCGTACGCTGGGATACGTATGTCGGAGATCGAACGCCTACGCTGGAGCGACATCAATTGGGACGAACGCGCATTTGTGCTTGGGCCTGAGATTACCAAGACTAACCGTGGCAGGGTAGCCTACTTCCCCCAGTGCGTCGAAGAGAAACTCAGCAACTTGGCGGTAGTGGCAAGACTGAGAGATTGCACCAAATTCCTGCAGGATACCTGCTCTGATCACATATCTGAACTGGTTAAAAAGAGTGGGGTGTCGTGGAAGAAAAATGGGTTGCGCAAAACCTTCATATCGTGTCGAATTGCGCAGACACGAAACGCAGCCGAAGTGGCCGAACAATGTGGTAACTCTTCGACAGTTATCCAACAAAACTACAAGGGACTTGTAACCAAGTCGGAAGCCGAAACGTGGTTCAACATACTAGCTTAATATGATCGTAATATCCATAGATCCGGGAAAATCTGGAGCCATTGTCTCCGGATGGAAAAGTGCAGAAGAACCCAAGTGCTTCAACATGCCAGAAACGCTTGGCGACATAATTGACCTCTTCCGCAAAATCGCAATAACTACAGACTGTGTTGTGTACCTCGAAAAGGTAGGTGGATATGTGGGGGGTAAGGGTGCTCCGGGATCTGCTATGTTCAACTTCGGACAAAACTACGGGCATCTTGAAGCGGTGGCTTGCACATTGGGTTTGGAGGTGCGTCACGTAACGCCACAGAAATGGCAGAAGGCTTTGGGTCTGGGCACCACGAATGGGCGATCCAAGACCGAGTGGAAAAATCACCTTAAATCCAAAGCACAGATGCTGTATCCAAACTACAAAGTGACGCTGGCCAATGCAGACGCTTTGTTGATTTTCCATGCGGCTAAGCGCGAACTTATCTGAGACTTTGCATATGGGGCAACAGACGGACATTATTAAGGGATTCGGGGGAATCTCGCGCAATGTTGACAGTCTGCCCTATGCAGCGACTCCGTATACTTGGGGGGATCCGTTAAGGATCTTTGTATGCGGAGTCGCAATTTTTTCTAGGAGGAATGGGATGGGCAAACATGTAGCCGACATTCATCCGAGACACGTTGCCGTGGCCCTGCGTCAGCGTGTCGAACTTTTAGTGGGCAGTGTAATAAGACGGATGAGCGGCAGTGGAGCAGGGCTCCGACCCGCCACATCGAGGTCGGGAGTTCAACGTTTGAAGCCATGTGGGGAGCTACAATCCCCATACGTTGAGCATAACCTTGGCAACCCGTGCGCTGAAAAGAGGATGCATACTCGTCCCCACTAAACCTCTTTATGGCTAACAACGACATAACTCAGGCAGGCAAAGGTGACTCTCCTCGTCCGGTTAAAGGTGAGAAGTATCGCGAAAACTACGAAGCTATCTTCAAAAAGAAGAAGAAGTATCCAGATTGGATTTGCAACAGCTGCGGATCGCTGTACGGAAAACGTCCTGATGGTAATCCCTACGGGGCAACATACCACCTTGATGCCTGCGATATCTGCGGATTGCACGGAGATGTTACTGAACCGCGTGACTTTGGTCATCTTAGGGAGGGGTGGGACAAATGAGCGATACTCCAGAAACAGATAAATACTGTGGGGAAGATTTGTGGATTGGCGAACCAGCACTTGTCTCGTCTGACTTCGCCCGCAAGCTGGAACGTGAGCGCGACCGTTATAAATCCGATGTCGAAGTTATAACGAAAGAGCGCGACCAGTGGCGGATTCAATACGAACAAGCCGAAAGGGTTCTTCAGAAATTTACGTCTAAACACGGAGGATACAAAATGAAATACGAACAAGCAGAACATTGTTACCCACATCCGCCAATACCAACAGTTGTTGAGGCGTATGAAAACGCGTTCCCTGCACCCGAACGAATCGCCGCAAGAACATCTACTGGCCTTAAAAATATGGCCGCGTTCTTTGTATCCAGAGCAGAAAGGACAAATGATGTTTGTCTCTGTGCATATGAGGTTGCCGACATTCTTAAAGAAGCGGCAGATGCTATTAATAAACTAGAGACAGAGCGAGATGAAACGGGAAAGCTACTTCGTATTGCAGTCGGTATGCTTTCAGCGACTCCTCAATTCCAAGGCCAACATCCAGAGCAAGTTTTAAAATTCATAGAGGAGGCAACTAAATGAGCGACACACCAGAAACTAATGCAGCGGCGTTCGATGCCTTTGACGGCCAAGGCGGTGAAGTTGTTTTTGCTGACTTTGCCAAAAAACTGGAGCGCGAGCGTAACGAGGCGCGGGAACTGGCGCGTGACATCTATTGGGCTGGGTATGAGCTTCGACGCTTTGCCCGCGCCTATGCCAACGATTACGACGAATGTGATGGAAAACCTGCCGCAATACAGGCCGACCATGCTTTCAGTGAAGCATCAATAAACGTAGCAAAAGTTTTAGGCGAGGAGGAGGCCGCGAAATGAGCGACACACCGATAACAGATTTGTGGCTGGAGCAGCAAATCGTCTGCAATTACGAACACAAAATGGTGTCTGCGGGTTTTGCCCGCGAACTGGAACGCGAACGGAACAACCTAAAGCAGGAAGTTGAACACCTAAAGACCATGAGCGTCTGTGAGCTTGGGGCACACAACGACAGCGTGCGCGACTACATGGAACATTGGGAGGGTCGCGCTTTGACGGCAGAACGAGAACGCGATGAGGCGATCAATATTCTTAGGGAAATCAATGACTGGATCAATGTCACCGCGATGCGCCCAAAATCGGAAGTCACAACGGAGGAAGCCGCAGACGCAATAAACGCATGGGGAGATAAAATCAGGCCAATACTGGAGGTCACGGAATGAGCGATATACCAGATGGCAATATTTGCAAAGTGTCTGCTAATCTTGGATGGGCATCAGACACATTAGCAATGGTGGATAAAACCATGCTAAAGCTGTCGGCAGAAGTAAAAACCATCCTGCGCGAGCGCGACAACTTGCAAGACCAACGCGACTTTGCCATGGGTGAGATTGAGCGGTTGCGGAAAGAGCGCGACTTTGCTGTGGGCGAGATTGAGCGGTTGCGGAGAGAGCGCGATGAAGCTGTGGAAAGAGAAATTGTGGCTATCGAGTCATGGGACGAAGAACGGAAGCGCGCAATCCGCGAAGGGGAACGCGTGTTAGAGGCGCGGGAGAAATACTTTGCGATGCGTGATTTGAGCAACAATGCCACTGAGCTTGCGGAAAAATACAAGCAAGAGCGCGACGAGGCGCGGGAAGCGTTGCAACGCCTAGCCGACTGCGACATGAGGCGGTCTAAGTTTATCGCAAGAACCGCCCTAGAGAAACATTGAAGACCCTCTATCCAGTCCAAGCAAGCCACGTACATAAAATCTGTACGGCTTTGCTGCGTAGTAACGCCGCGCTGGACTCCAGCGATACGGGGACGGGTAAGACTGTTTGCGCTGTCGAGGCTACAAAGGCCCTTGGTAAGAAAGCCTTTGTTATCTGCCCGAAGATCGTGATCCCTTCGTGGGAGAAGACCCTCAAGGAGCAAGGCGCATCCGTCATTGGCGTGATCAACTACGAGAAGCTGAGGACTGGACGTACGCGATTTGGCCACTGGGCGGCGAAGAACTTCATGTTCACGATACCCGACGATGCGTTGATCATCTGGGACGAGGTTCATCGGTGCCAAGGGATGTGGAGCAAGAACGCCAAGATGCTGATCTCGGCGAAAAAATGGATGAATCTACTGCTCTCGGCCTCGGCCTGCGAAGACCCGACCGAGATGAGGGCTAGCGGCTTCGTATTGGGCCTCCATAGCCTCTCTAACTTCTTCAATTGGGCCAAGGCCCGTGGGTGCTACGTGAACCCATGGGGAGCCCTAGAATTTAAACAGAACGAACGCTGGGCTCTGGACAGCATCAACCAAGAACTTTATCCAGCACGGGGCGATCGTATGACACGCGCCGACCTCAAAGACTTTTTCAAAAGCACACGTATCATCACCGACCCCCTTGATTTTGGAGACAGGGGTCAGATCCAAAAAATTTATGACGAAATGGACCACGAACTCACGGCCCTTGAGCAAAAAGCCAAGGGAGACAGCAAAAACAAAGCAGCGCAAAAACTCGTTGCCCAACTCAGAGCAAGACAAGGAGTCGAACTTGCAAAAGTCCCGGCAACGGTCGAGATCATCGAAGACGAAATACACGCTGGAAACTCAGTCGCCGTCTTCCTCAACTTCGACGCTACGCTCGAAGCCATCGGCCAAAGGCTCAAAATCCCCTACGAAGTCATCAAAGGTGGGCAAAAAGCGGAAGATCGCGAAAAAGCCGTACAAAATTTTTGCGGAGACCGAATACACGTTATCCTATGCAACATTGCCGCTGGAGGATTGGGAGTCTCGCTCCACGATGTACGGGGGATTCGTCCGCGCACGGCCCTTATTTCTCCCACGTACAACGCTAAAGACATGCTCCAAACCATCGGACGAGTAGACCGAGCGGGTGCGAAGACCGATAGCGTTCAGCGGATTCTCTTCGCGGCTGGCACGGTCGAGGAGAAAGTTGAAACGAGCGTTCGAGCAAAATTAAAAAATATTTCGGACCTGCATGAAAAAGCATTGACCGACGATTCAAATACAAATACAAAGGACATACACATGAAAGACCAAGAGACGAAAACGGTGGAACCAGTCGCCGAAAAACTTCACGCAGAGCACGGGCCATCGAGCCTCAAGTACAAGGAGATCTGCTCAAGCTGGCGCAACCGTGAAGGGAAAAACTGGGCCTCGGAAAAAGGCGATCGCATTCACGAAGCGATGGAGTTCGACGATCCGTCCAAGTGCGCCAACGATGATGAACGCGCCATCTACGAATCTCTCAGCGGCTACGTGGCCCAGATTACCAAGGGAAAGAAGATTGTTCGCGACTACCGCGAGGTGAAAGTCGATATCGACTTGGGGGCGGGACGTAGCACATTTGGTACGTGCGATCGCTTCGTGGTATACGCCAATGACGTAGCGGACGCGGTCGACTACAAAACAGGATTTGGTGCAATCGATGACGCCGAGATCAACATTCAAGGTCAGGCGTACGTTCTGGGACTGTTCCAAAAGTTCCCGAACGTGAACGAAATCACCATGTATTTTCTCGTGCCAGCGCGGGACGAGGTATCAATGCACACGTACAAGCGTAGTGATATGGGTAGTATCAAGCTGCGTGTGTCTACGGTTATCGAACGCGCTGAATCGGGCGGTGTGTTCAATCCGCAAGCAGGTGTGTGTGACTACTGCGGAAACCAAGCTCGCTGCACCGCGCTGGCCGAGAAAGCTCTTCTCATTGCGAAACGTTACGACACGGAAGGTCTGCCAATTCCCGAGTCCGTGCGTGGGTCCGATCAAGACGATCCAGCCAAAATTGCAGACCTACTGACTTTAGTTCCAATCATTGAGTCATGGGCTTCGGGTGTCCGGAAACGGGCTACTGAAGTTGCCGTGGATCAGGGAGTGGAGCTTCCGGGGTTCAAGGTGGTCGAAATGACCAAACCAAGAACCATCACCAGTGCGCTCGGTGCGTACGAAGCGGTTAAGGATAGCGTGGAGTTGCGCGATTTCCTTACAGCCGTCGACAAGGTCTCAGTGACCAAGTTGGAAGACGTTTTCGCCCAGAAAGCCGCTCGCGGCACAAAGGCGAAATCCCGTGCTGCCCTCGAAGGGAAGTTGCGGGACTTGGGTGTCCTTCAAGATGAAGGTGTCACCTATCAACTCAGAAAGAATAAAAACCAATAAACCATTAGAAACCAAATAAACCATATGGCAACTGTATCGTTCAAAAATGCGACTCCCGTCACGGAGTCGGAAGTCATCGAAGCTCAAATCGTTCCAGTTAATACTGAATCGAAAGTGGCTGCTGTCGCTCCCCAAACAAACAAAGTGATCCAAGGAGGTGCCAAGGGCATCGAAGGCGAGATCACGATGAAGGACATTGTTCTTCCGCGCATCAACCTCGTGCAAAAGACTGGGCCGCTCGTCGACTCAGGGATGGTTCCGGGATCGTTTGTCTTCGACAAAGAAGTCCCGTTGAGCAACGGCAAAGACCCGCTCAAGATCACTGTCCTGCGTCTCGTGAAGCAGTACAAGCAGAAGCTGGAGTACGGTGATCCCGCAACTCCTCTTGTGTTCACCACACAGCAGGAGGTCATCGATAACGGTGGCTCTCTACGCTACGGAGAACCCAACTACTTCCAAGAGATCGCGCACCTGTTCTTGGCCATTGCCAAACCGGAGAACATCTCCGAGCAGTACGCGGGTCACTTCTACCGCGAGCACAACGGCAAACAGTACACAAACGCCGTGTACACCGTTGCTTCGACTGCGTTTACCTCGGTCGGCAAGAAGGTCATCAAGGCAGGCTATAGCCAACTCCGCGATGGTCTCTGGCTCGGCGAATGGAATCTGAACAGCGAACTTCAGAAGAATACCAAGGGTTCTTGGTTTATTCCGGAAGTGACATTCATGGGCATGCATGATAAAGATGCTGCCGTGTTCTTTGATTCCATGGCGAATGCCTAATCACTAACAGTCCGGACTCGGTGCATGCTGTGCGGGGAGATCCCGCAAGACAGGGGTATCGTAGGCGTGTTCACGCTTCTCATGTGTCTCCCCAGTGTGAAACAAAGCCGAGTCCGGACACTTTCTCTTACACACAATGGAGACTGCAGCCGTAGACTTTGAGACTTTCTACAACGAAGAAGTAGGAGTCGAAACACTGGGCGTGTGGCATTACTGCCGCCACCCCGAATTCGAGGCTTATCTAGTGACGATAGCCACGACAACTGGGGTCAAATACTGCGGACGCCCAGAAGATTTTGATTGGTCGACCATATCTGGCAATAACTGGCGTTGGGTCAGCCATAATAGGTCATTTGACCAGCCTGTATACGAAAGTTTGGTCGAATCTGACAGGGTTCCCCACCATTTTCCCGCTATCTGGGAGTGTACAGCAGACCTAGCCGCCTTCTTAGGAGCACCGCGAAACCTAAAAAATGCCTCGGCAGAACTCCTCAAAGTTGATGTATCCAAAGATACCCGTAACAAGATGAAGGGTAAGAAGTGGTCAGACATGGGCTCCGAATTCCAGAGGGAAGTCGAGGAGTACGCCATCAAAGACGCCGAATTGTGCCTTCGCCTGTGGGTAGAGTACGGGGAAAAGTGGTCTGAACAGGAGCGTTGGCTATCCCGTGAGACCACGCGCATGTGTCTACAAGGCGTTCCGCTCAACAAGACGATGATCAACGACCGCATCGAACACCTCAAGGTGCTCCTGTGGGAGGCACGGATCAAACTTCCGTGGGTAGAAGATGACCGCCCCACCCTTTCGGCCATAGCTTTGGCGGAGGAATGTCATAAAGTTGGCATTACTCCACCAGCTTCTCTGGCTGAAGATAGCCCAGAGTGCGAGGCTTGGGAGAAAGAGCATGGGGAAAAGTACCCGTGGGTCGCGGCGATGCGTCAGTATCGCAAGTGTAACATCCTGCTGAAGAAGCTAGAGACAATGCGCAAGCGTCTACGTCCTGATGGTTGGATGGCTTATGGGCTCAAATACTTCGGAGCTACCACGGGCAGGGACTCAGGGGATGCTGGGCTCAATATGCAAAATCTCCAACGTGCCGAGAGCTACGGAGTGGACATTCGAGGCCTAATTCAAGCCCCAGAAGGCTATTCTCTGGTCATTTCCGACCTATCCCAGATCGAACCGCGTTGTCTTTCATGGCTGGCGGGTGACCAAGATATGTTGGATTTCATCGCCAAAAGCACCGATTTATACGAGGCGCAGGCCCGTGCTTGGGGATTCTGGGATAAACCGGAGTCGCTGCGTGAAGATAAGACCGGAATCCGACACTTGGTCAAACAACTCAACTTGGGGCTCGGCTACGGCATGGGGGTCAAGCGGTTTTGCGAAGTGACAGGACTAGAACCAACACGTGCGGGAGAGTTGGTCGCGCTGTACCGCAGGAAAAATCCGAAAGTTCTGGCCCTGTGGAAAAAGCTGGAGAACAATCTCCGCATGTCGGTCACGCGAAATGACGAGAAGTACGAGATAGAGTTACCGAGCGGGAGGAAATTGTCCTATTTGGAGCCAAATAACAACGAAGGACACCTGAGCGGGAAGATTGTGCGTGGCGGGAAATACGTCCGGATGAAGTGGTGGGGCGGTTCTTTGGCTGAAAACCTAACTCAGGCGATGGCCAGAGACTGTTTTATGGCAGCGGTCAAACGTATCCGCGAGGCAGGGATTCCTGTTATCATGCGCGTCCACGACGAAGTGGTCTGCTGCGTCAAGAGCAGCGAGGCTGACGTGGCCAAGAACACAATCGAAGCCATCATGCGGAAGCCGCCAGAGTGGGCGAGCAATCTGCCGCTGGCGTGTGAAACCAAGATCACTGGGAGGTACGAGAAGTGATCGCGGTAGCCGATTCAATTTCTCCAACAGATTGCCACGTACATTTCCACAGAAGCATGGGCGCACGCATCATGTGGGCAGTCCGAAACATGGAGTACAACACAGAGAATTTCCACAACTTCGAATGGAGGGACTACGACCCTGATTCGGTGGAGTGGGCCATAAACTACGAAACACCATACGCAACCAACGAATAATATGTATACCTACAACAAATCGAAAAAACCGGAGAAACCAAACCTAGACCAGATGGCCAGCCAGCTTGGTATTGAAACTAAACTCGGCCTAGAGTGCTTCAAGTCTCTCTGCGAGGCGGCGATCCTCCTCGACCGCAAAAACAAAGACTACGGTCCCGGAAACATCTCGGCCTTTGGTGAGAAGGGCGTGATTGTCAGGCTCAACGACAAGATCGAACGACTCAAGACGCTCGTCTGGAACGACAAGTCACCGGAGCACGAGAAAGTCTCCGATACGTGGCTAGACGTTACGAACTACGGAATCATCGGGCTCCTGTGCCACAGGGGTGAGTGGAAATAAACTGACATGTCAACTAACACACAAATGACACAGGAATCGTTGGACGTGCTGGAGAGACTCAGCGGTTGGACGGAAAGACGCAAATATGAAGAGAGCCACTACCCCAGCATAGTAATACTGGCAACTGATGGGGATGGGGTGATGTGGGCGCATCAAGATGATGGTGAACAGATCAAACGCCTCGAACACATGGACATCGACGGAAAAGTCTTCGTGAGAGACCCACAATGAAAACATTCTACGCAAAAAATCTCACGGTATCGGATGTCACGGAGACGCCGATAGACATCTGGAACGCCACGTCATCGGGGTACCCCGCGAATGTCGCCACAAAGGATGACTACGAGAAGTGGGTACGCGATAAGGCAACCGACCACTGCTTCTACACGGCAGCAGAAGGCGTCAATCCGCACAAACGCATCTCGCTGGATAACCCCGCGAAGTGGCTGCACGGCATGGTTGTCGACTACGATGCCAAGCTGGGGGCTAACTTCAATATGCAGGATATCCTCTCGCGTTGCGATGTGGACGCGATGCCAGCGGCGATCAGCCGCACGTTCAGCGGCAACGCCCGTGTGGTCTGGCAGTTCGACACTCCGGTGCTCGTGGACTGTCCGGACATGGCGAAGCACCTGATGAAGGAGATAGCCAAGAAGTTTAAACTCGGCAGCGTCCTTCCGGGGATCGACGAGTGCTCGTTCCGACTGAATCAGCTGTTCGAACTCGGCCACGGATGGGTTGTCGTACAGGGCAACCCCAGCGTGTCGGACAACGTGATGGGGGATCTCATCGTCAAGGCCAGCAGCAAGGTGGACTGGAATAAAGTCGCGGGAAGCGACCTTGAGATCCCGATCGAAAAGATCGCCGCCGAAGTCGAGGCACGTTGGCCCGGAGCGTGGCCGGGGGACTTTGTGGTGGGTGCCCGTGGCCCGACATTCTGGCTCAATGACGGCATTACCCGCATCGGATGTCAGGTGGCCGAAGCTGGGATCATCTGCTACACGGATCGCGCAGGAAAGTCGTTCCTCACGTGGGGAGACCTACTTGGGAAACAGTTCGTAGACCAGTACAGGCAAGAGGTTATCGGCAAAGCCGTCATGGAGTACTTTTACGATGGCAAGGCCTACTGGTTTAAAAACGGACACAATCGCTGGTACGATGCGAAAGTGGAGAACGTGGCCCGAAGTCTCAGGGTTCATGGGATCAAGACCGAATCCAAGAAGGGCGCGTCCCAGATGGATCGAGTACTTCACGCGATCGAAACCCAGCGGAGGGTGGACGCAGCCGCGCCTATCCTGTTCGACAAGCGCGAGATCGTTGACATCGGCAACACAAGGATCCTCAATATCAACTACCGGACGGCCATCGCTCCCGCAGAAAACGGCGACGAGGCAAACTGGAAGTGGATTCGCGAATGGATCTGGACGTGTTTCGGGGATGAGCAACTCCCGTATTGGCTGGCCTACTGGAAGCGGAAGTACAAAGCTGCCCTAGAATTTGAGCCAGTCCAAAGCCAGTTGATCGTTATCGCTGGTGACGCGGGACAGGGTAAAACACTGTTTAACCGCAAGATAATGGGTGACAGCCTCGGCGGATGGGCTGACGCAGCACCATATCTGCAGGGTAAGACCAGCTTCAACAAGACGGTGGCCGAACACCCGCACTGGGTGGTGGACGATCCGCAGTCAGCGATCGACCCCGACAAGCACCGCCAGTTCTCGGAGTCACTGAAGTCGCACGTGGCCAACCCCACGGTGATCTACCATCCGAAGTTCAAGGATGCTACAGAGTTGCCGTGGACTGGATGCATGTGTCTGACTCTGAACACTGACGCGCACTCGTTGTCGGTGCTGCCGACCTTGGACAACAACATCCTCGATAAGATAATGTTGTTTCAGTTCCAACCGTACCAGCACAAGTTTTCCTCCAACAAAGAGAACGAGGAGATCATCAAGCGGGAATTGCCGCACTTCTTGCGGTGGTTGCTCGATTATTCACCGCAAGCCCACGTCCTGTGGTCAGAGAATCCAAGGTTCGGGGTTCGTCCCTACCACCACCCAAGGATGATCGAATCAGCGAACGAGGACTCCGCAGCTACCAAGCTTGAGGAGATCCTAGATCGGTGGGCCAGCAGCATGCGCCGGGACGATAAGGCCAAGAAGGAGTGGAAGGGCACCGCAACCGACCTGTTCTCCAGCGTCATGGGGATCGACGAGGGCATGCTCAAGCCGTTGCTGTCGCGGTACACACCCGTCAGACTTGGCCGCGAACTGCGCATGCTCTCAAACCGTCCATCAAGTAGGGTCTTGCGTCATGTATCCCACCATGGTAAAACTTGGTATGTAATTGCAGTCGAAGAAACCTTTATCAAGAAAAAATAATTTAGCTCCCGCCGTAAGCTCGCTGACCTCCCCACATTTCCATGGTCAGTTAGTGTGGGGTTTATTCTTACGGCGGGAGTTTTTTTTCTTTACGTGTACGTGGTGTTTAGTATAGTGCGCGTATATGTCTTACCTAAATCAATCGCTACAACAGTTCAAAGACCCGGCTGGTTACGGGGCAAAAGATATCACAGTTGATACTCCCGAAGCAGACGCGGAGAGGCGTAAGAAACGCGCTGAGATGCAGGCTGAGTTGGATGCTTTGGAGAGATCGGGAGAACTAGATTCCCCGAATCAAACAGTGTCCCAAAGAGCTAAAGCTAAGAAAGAAGAATTGTTGCAAGGAATTCAGTATTTGAATTTTTAAATTAAAAATATTATGCCAATAGGAAGTCAAGGTTACGGAACATATGTCTGGGATTCTGAAAAGAATGACTGGGTAAGAAAAACACCGCAGTCGAAGGAAGACGGTTTTGTACGGAGGAGTAACAAAATTTCGTACGGATCGAGTGGGAGAGATATTATTAACGCCAAAATTAAGGCGGATGAGGAGAAAAAACGAGCGGACGAAGAGGAAGAAATTGCTAAGCTGAATAGGAAGACTGCCCTTAAACAAGCGCAGCAAGCGTGGGAAGAAGCGAACAGGAGAGAGTACGAACTTGTCAATAGTGGGAAAGCCCCCAGTGTTTATAGTGGGGTTGGTAAGAGACCTTCTTAACTAGAGAGAACTATAAATATATGAGACTAGACTCAACATCAAAGTCGTTGAAGGCTCTATGGCAGGAACGAGAACTCGCCAACGTTAATCGGGAATCCGCTTTACTGCAGGCCAAGAATAATTTAATGAAAATGCAGGGGGAAGCGAGTACGCTTAACCCATCTCCCACATCGGCAACATTTCAGCCGAAGCCGACTATACCATCTGAAATTAGAGCTGCTATGCGTAGTGGCACCGCCCCAACGATCTCCCCGGCACAAAAGATGCGGGAAGAAGCCGATGTGTTGAAAGCACGGATGGAACTTGACGATACTAAAATAAAATTCGAGCAGAAAAACGCGGGTAGAAACAGAATGGGGTCAATGGGATCTGATGACTCTGCTAAACTGCTTAATTCGTACTATAGACAAAGATAAACTACTAACTAGAAAGAACTATAAATATATGGCAATGCTAAAAATATTGAAGAACCCGGAAGAAGTTCAAGCGGAAGCGAATGCTAAGCGTAAGCAAAAAGAGGAAGAAGAAATGGACATAATAAATCGTCAAACGTCTCTAGCAGACGCGAGAAAAAAATTCAGAAGTTACGTAGATAGCGGCCTGCTTAAACCTTCGTACGCGGCAAATCAGGTTGATCCTTATCGTTAAGCCTCCGGTTACTCGATGTAACAGGGTGCCAGATAGAACTTAACCATGGCTTCGAATTACAGCAACGATAGTGCCGAGCGGCGTAGGGCAAATCCCGGAGTCAACACGACCCAGAGATCGTGGAGCAACTACGAAGGGGACAGGCCCCAGAGCGGTTGGGCGTATACGGACGCATACAGAGAGTCCGAGCGTTGGGGTCCGGGCAGCAGTGTTCTTTCGGACGAAGAAGAGTACATGGCGGAAGTAGAGGGCAGAGGTAAATCCAAATCAAAAGAATCCGGTAAGAGTAAATCAAAGGATCGGGGTGCCGCCAAAATGCTGCCACCCGGATACACGGTGGACGAAAAGGGCCGCGTTAAAAATTCCGCAGGGTATACCCAACCGGACAACTGGTACACCACCGACTCCAAGACGGGCCTCAAGAGGCTCAAGACTGCCACCGAAATGGGCTTGTATGACGGCGGTAAACTTTACTAAGTAAACTTCGACGGGGTGCCCGGACCAGCGTTTGGGCCTGATGTGGTAAGCCCAGCCCCGTCACTTCTTAAATAACTTGTTATACGGAAGGCTATTTGCGGCCTTCAAAATTGAGAGTGAGTTATTAGTATTATTTGTACCCAAAATCCCGGAGCCGAGAGGCCCGAAGGGTAGGAGATGGGTAGGGGTGAAATCATTGTTGTAAGTATCCTAGGATCAAGGGTTTATGGGAAATGGGTAGGGGTGGGTAGGGGTGAGGGTAGGGGTGAAACTTTTTGCGTAAGTCTCTGTAGCCCAAGGGGTTAACCCCGATTGGGTAGGGGATGTAGGGCTTTTTTTCAAAACCGTGGGGTTTTGCGGCGGTTTTTCGGCCCGAGGGGATTCCGGCGATACATATATATATACTTTTTCTTCAATCAATTTAAAAAAGCCCTACATCCCCTACCCACGCCTTGTAAGTATGTTGAAAATCAAGCACTTAACTTGGGTAGGGGTGGAATTTTTCGGAGTTTTCACCCCTACCCTTTCTCTGTAGGTGGGTAGGGGTGACTTTTTCCTCCCCTACCCAATGTGATAATGAACCCTTGGATCCTTGATTCCATGGGCAAATGTAAAGTCTGGGGTTTGATTAACGCTGAATTGAGTACTGAATTGCAAATAGTTCAAGCCAGACTTTAACTATTCACGAATCAGTATGCGTTCGCCATTCTCGAATAACGAATACACGGCACTATTTGTGACAGGTGTACTCTTGGTGCGACACTACACTGGCCTAGTGTAGTGTATGTATCGCTTAACGATACTCCCCCGCAACCCGCCTACTTTTGATTCCTTGGCCCCTAGGAGGCGTTTTCAAGGGATCAGGGGTTGGTTGTACCCCTGACCCCATGAAACGTGTTTACATGGGTTCCTTGGACCAAAGGTTCCGGATCCAGCGGAACAGTCCGAGGCATGTGACTGCGACATGCTTCAGATCGTCCCTCTGTATGAATCCGACCCCTCCGTAGGGTCCATAGACGATACCCGACTGTAGTGTATACCACATATCAGATCACCTCCTTTCTATCGGGCCGGGATTGTAGCGGGTCTGGAACCGAAGTCAAAAAATCAAAAAATTTTTTCTCAAAGGGTCTATATATAAACGTTGTTCGCTTCACGCGGGGCCGCTACCCACCCGCGTGGTGGGGGCGCACGCGCTCGCGCTTCAGAGCCGCCCGAATCCGCGCTCGCGCCACGCTCGCGGCCTTCGCGTGCATTATGCGCAGGAAAGGCCAGCCCTTGAAAATCGGTTTAGAGGATGTCGGTGGTTGTGACTCGGCAATGATGCGGCGATCACGGAAAACCCGAACGGCCTGCTTCGGCAGGTTGCCCACCGATTCTTCTTTGACATTTCAATCCGTTTCTTCCTTTGCTGGGGATATCGTGAATGCGACATGGGTGAATCAAAGCCCACTATGATTGCACGAATCTTTGGCGGGGCGACAAATCCGAAGCGGGTGTAAAGGTGGTAACGTGGGTCATGGGGCTTGCGTAGGCCAGAAGCCAAGGCGCATAAGTGCCTAGTGTCGCAGCACTAGGGGACGCTAGCAGCGGAGCAAGATGTCTCCATCCCTACCGAGTTAAAAAGGGACGAAAGTTACCTAGGTTATCTCTGATAACGCGACAGGTAACCTACACAAAAAAGGACTGATTCCCATGCTCTCGGGAACCAATGCGCCCTGCGTTGCAGGTCACGCATGAGCCTTCGTTGAAGGTTCACGGATTCTCGGTTGCGTGGGGTCACTTCAGCACCCTCTTCGAGGATGTTGAAACCGACCTCAACAACATTAGGAAATCAGATACAATGAACGAAATCATCACCCGTAACGAAACCGCAATCGTCAGCCCTCTCTCCCAAGGGGAGAAGATCGACGGATTCAGCATCGCCCTGCTTAAGCGCGAAATCGCCAAGGCCAACCCCAACATGTCCAAGGGCGAACTCCGCAAGGCCGCGAACGCCAAGATCCGCGCCATGCAGGGTGTCGCGATCGCGAACCAGAACGAAGCCTTGCGCCAAGGCTACACGATCGTGAAGCAGGTCATGACCTCCAGCGGTCGCATCCACCAGACCCTCGCCGCGCCCACCAAGGCCGAGCGCAAGAACGTAGATGTCTCGAAGATGACCACGGAAGCTCTGATCGCGGAGATCAATCGCCGCCAAGCGCAGCAGGTGGCCTCTGCCGCCCTCGCCTTGGCCTAACGGATAGCGGGTATATACACGGCCCTCTCTTCGGAGAGGGTCGACTTATGCCAGCACCAACCCAACACAATCAGTGTATCTCACGCCGCCCGATCTCTGGAGCGTTCCGCTCTGTGGCCGAGGCCGCGAGCACCAAGCGTTTCGATGCCTTCCACGATAAGGATTGGTCATTCGATCCATCCCTTCGGACACCCGGATTCCGCAAGCCCAAGACCCGCAAGCGCAGGCCGAAGGTCAAATCCCACAAACTCAAATACAACGAAGTTGTCGAGGAATTAAGGCGCAGAGGTATCACAATCACCCTCTAACGGATTTGAAACCCGTAGGGGAAACAGAGTCCGCTGTCAGCCCCTTTGCCCTAGTCTGACAGAATCTCGGCATCCTCGACCACTTCTGCGTCGACGATATCGGATTCAATGTCCAACCTAGTCACGGCACCTCCTGCAGTCTGCTGCAGCCAACCGACATTCACGATCGTGCTCTTCGTGTTCTCGGCATCTTCGAGTCCCGCAGCCTTTCGTGCCATGCTGTCGGCAATCTGGGCATCTTTCCACGTCCTCGGGGCTGGAAGGTTGGCTTCCCGCAGCGCGGAATTCGCCTTCTCAAACACCAATCGCCTGTGTGCCGAGCCTTTAGTTTTCCAATCTGTTTCTAGCATGTCGGCAACCTTCTCTACTAATGCTTTGTCAGTAGGAACGCTGTCTGGAAGGCGGCGAAGTTTATTCCAGCCCATTTTCCACGCCTTTATGCTGATCGTGTTCCTGTTCATCTCGAACTTTGCAGCAATGTCATTCGTCGACATTCCAGCCAGATAACACGTCTTTATTGCCAGCCAAGTCTCCTTGGCAACCTTGGTCCTTTGAGCCATTGAACCCCTGAACCTAGGAGCACTCCCCCACGGAGTCAATAACTTTCCCGCGAGTCTGCCCTCGCACAATAGAAACCAACAACACAAGTGAAAACCAAAACACCTCACGGTATTCCGTATAAAGATGCCGAATTTTACTACGGCAAACACGGAGCCTACTTCCAGCGCATTGAATTCGAAAATGGCTACGCCGTCTCCATCGTATCCCATGCGTATAGTTACGGAGGTTCACGCGGAGACTTCGAGATAGCCGTCCTCCGCGCCGATACAGGAGAGATCGTCTACGATACCTCCATAACCAACGATGTCCTCGGATCCTTGAACTTCACCGAGGTCGGCGCAGCCATCGCCCAAGTCCACGCCTTGCCCAAGCGGTGCTTCAACTGCAACCCTCCGGTCGGATCGCCCGGATACAACGGACCTAAATACCACTAAAACTATGTCAGATATAGCCATCAAAGAGGACTCTGCCAACCCAGCAGATGACATCTACATTCGAGATCACGACATCACCAACGAGGAACTGCATGACGGGTATGCGCGTTGGATTCTGGAACGCAGACAGCGCGACCATACCCTCCGCTGCATCACCATCCGCACCAACGATGGCACAAACCAGTGCCAACCGCCTGATGTGTGGGCAACCATCGCCAAGCGGATCGCATTAGCCAACTAACACAATGAAACTAGCATACTCAACACCATGGGGTGCCGTGAACGCATGGATCCAAGCGATCCTTCAACATCCCAACGAACTACACCCATCGCTCAACACATACGCACCAAGGAGGCGGCTATTTGCCAATGGGCACGTCATATATTCCTATAGAACCCATCATCCCTTGGTCCGATGGATTCCGGAATACAAGGTATTCACGATCAACAATGACAAGGCATCGCAGACCACATCGCGGCATTTGGGCACCGTGTCCTCGTTGGTCAGACAATACGCCCCGATCTTGGGATTCGCGGCAATGGGCGACAAGTTCGGCGAGGCCAAGGTATTCAACTTGAGTTTTTCGGACGGCTGGCTACCCGAATACCAGTGTTCCAACATCATCAAGTATTACGATGACACGATCCGCGAACGTGCGACCCGCTACCACCGCGCTCGTAAGGAGTTCGGCAAAGAGATGCAGGCGCGCATGGCGAACAAGTGGATCGCCGAGCGCAACCTGTTCTGCCAGACATTCGGGCATCTGTTCCCCTCCTGTGGGATACCCGACCAACCGCAACTTCCCGAGGACGTGCAAGCGGCCCTCGTTCTGATGAAACTGATGGAGAAATAACCATGAAGATAAACCAACACACACTCGAAGCACTAGCGATCCTTGGACTCCTGCTCCTTGGATTCATGCAACTCGTGAACTGGATGATCCCTACGCCATGACCTACGACATCACCGTAACGCTCAAGCCGATCAACCTGCGGCTTGAGATAGCCAACGATACCACGTGCGAAGAGACGCACGACATCATTCTTGAGGAGGTCTATCGCAAGCTAGACTCCCATAACCCAGAGGTTCACCTCGACAAAGTATGCTTGCGAATAGCAAAGGAATAAACACATGGAAGACAACATCAAAGCACTGCTGACCACGCTGCGCGAACTCTCCGACATCATAGAGATGGATGTCCCTATGCGGGAGAGATCACGCCGCCTCAACAACACACTGGCCTACGCCATGGAACTCGCCGAGTCGGTCGAGGAACGTCCGATCCGCGACAGTGTGCAGCCAGCAGAGGACACGATAGATAGGGATTCTGAATGGTGGCAGGAGTTTGCTGAAGGCATGGGGTGGGAGTTCGTCGAAGTTCCGCTAGCTACACCGCAAACGAAAGAAGAACACATATGATCCTATTACAACAAGCTCTAATCAAAGCACTACGCACATTAACAGAACGTATTCACCGAGAGATACCAACAGAGAAAAGATCAAAGCACATGAATGAAGCTTTGAAACTTATCGCCAAGGTTCTCGATAGCGTGTCCAAGCAACCATGAAACTGCAACTATTTGAACGCAGCGTCTACGGACGGCAGACCATCTATCCGGTCGGCGATCTGGCCAAACCCCTTGAGGTATTGACCCGCCGCAAAACTATTGACCATCGCGATCTCGACGCGCTGGTTGCCCTAGGTATCGAGATCGAGTGGATGAAAGACCCACGGAGTATACAACAATGAAGAAACCAAAGAAACCAAAGAAACAGAAGATGGTATTCGGCAACTACAAGTGCCTGCAGGAATGGATCAACCGCACCATCGCATCACCGGATCCCGACAACGATCCGTCCGTGCGTGTCATGTCGACACCTGTGTCGCCGAATTATGGTAGCCAATGGCATCGAGAAGATGATGTAACTGGTAAATATCCATACGGTGAAATCGTATACACAGAGTTCCATATGTTGGGGTCGCCCGATGTCCGCAAGATCGAATCGCATGGCTGCGATCTCGTGGCGTATGGATGCTACAACGTAGCGCAGTTCATAGGGACGCAGACGGAACCATTCTATCTGCTCAACTACGACAACTGCGACTCGCAGTGTATTAGGATCAAGACAGAGCTATACAAGATACTCACCAATGGACACTCACATGATGTCCCGCACGATCTGACCAAACGATTCGCCATCATCCCCTCGATGGGGTTTGCCGAGTGGCGCGTCATCAGAGCCGACTGGGGCAAGTATCTCAGCTTCTACAAGCAGAAGATACGGAACGTATACAAGGTGAATCCGCATGGTTGGCATTTCGACCTGTTCCTCGATTCCCTGACCCGTGAATACATGAACCTTGGAACCTTTGTAAACGCATCACCGGATCCCAAGGATCTTGAAGAAGAATGCGAGATGGCTCGCAAGCACATCAACACCAAGCGCGTCTTGGCTAAACTCAAGGAGAAATAACAATGAAAGAGAAGAAAGAGAAACCGAAGAAAGTAAAACTACCAACGCAGAAGCAGATAGATAAGTTTGCTGCGCTCATCGTCCAAGCCAAGCTAAAGGACAATGACACAAGCACTCTCGTCACTCTGCTCAACCTATACAAGCTAGGCATCGGATACATCGACGCCGAGTTCTCCGGTTCCGGAGACAGCGGTGATATGTATGACGTATCCTTCTACCCAAGCGAAAAGAAGAGCGGGTATAAAGACGCCATCGAACCCGAAGGAGTTCCGTTTATGGACAACTTCCGCGATTGGTTGCTAGATACATTCGAGAGCAACGTCACTTGCGATTGGGTGAACAATGATGGAGGTGGAGGCCACATCCATATCGAACTACCTAGTCTCAAGATGCGAATAACATCTTATTGGAATGAGACAGTCGCCAATGAGATGCCAAGCAAAAACGTTAATCTGAACCCCTGTGCCGAGGAATAATATGCACCCATACTACCATGCCCTGTCCAGCGTCCGTAAGTTCGGAGGCAAGCCCGAGGATTATCTAGCCATCCACCACTGGTTCGATGAGTCCAAGCAGTTCTTCGCGAACTTCCGCCACCGCGCCCTACGCCACCATGCGCAGGGTATCTACGAATGCGAGAAGGTATTCGGAACAACCATCACCAACTCCCACGGTCGTGTCTTACCCACACGATACATTGGGGAGCAGCATGTGACCGAGGATATCGGACACATCCCATCGCTGCAGGACTGGCTGTCCGGTATCCCCGCGCAGCCGTGGATGCACAATCGTCCGCAAGATACCGACAAGGATATTGCGGAGGAGTCAGTAAGTAAGAAAGTCACAGTCACCAAGAAAATAAACCTACTCAAAAAGTAATTTCGCTGGTATGCCCCAGCACCAACAACAAAATACAACACAAAACATATGAGCAAAACTAACTCAACTCAGATCACCATCAAGCCGTCCGAACTCATTGAGGTTCTCGAACACTGCTTGATCTCCAACCTCGTGCCCTTCATCCAAGCCCCTCCGGGTGTTGGCAAGAGCACGGTCACCCGCCAGTTCGCGGACACCTGCACCCGCAGGTTCTTCGACACCCGCTTGTCCTACGCTGCGCCGACTGACGTTCGCGGCTTCCCCTACCTTGACCGGACGGGGACTGCGCCAGTCATGCGGTTCGGTGTGCCGAGCGACTACCCGACCGAAGCTGGCAACATCTGGCTGCTCGACGAGTTCCCTTGCGCACCGAAGGCTACGCAGAACGCTAGCCTTCAGTTGCTGCTCGACCGCTGCATTGGCGACTACCAAGTCCCCGATGACACGCTGATCGTCCTCGCTGGCAACCGCGCCATGGATCGCGCTCACGTCGAGCGTATCTCCAGCGCGACTCAGAACCGCTTGGTCGACATCACCATGCGTGTCGACACCGAGGAGTGGACTAGCTGGGCTTTGGGTGCAAACATCAATCCCATGGTCATCGCATTCTTGCAGATGTGCCCCGGTCATCTGTCGGACTTCAACGGCGCGGAGTGGCAGGGCGGTGCGTTCGCGTCCCCTCGCTCGTGGGAGTTCGTCTCCAAGTTCTTGTCTAATGGCAAGAAAGCTACGGCTAGCGTTCGCTCGGCCATCATCGCTGGCCTTGTCGGCCCTGCAGTAGGTGCGTTGTTCGCTGGGTTCTGCTCCGTCTACAACGACCTGCCCGATGTCAACGCCATCTTGATGACGCCCGACACGGCTGACGTTCCGACCGAGCCGTCCGTTCAGTATGCATTGTCTGTCGCCTTGTCCAACAAGTCGACGGCCAAGAACTTCGATCGCGTCCTCCGCTACGTGACCCGCTTGCCCAAGCCTGTCGAGGTCTTGTGCGTCAAGCTCGCCATGCAGCAGAAGACCGGACCCGATGCTCCGTTCAAGAATCCCGCGTTCCAACGCTGGGCTTCTGACAACAGCAGCGTGATCCTCGGAGCCTAGGAACCCTTGATCCCCTGCAGTAGCTAACCCTATTGCAGGGGATTACCTACCCATGGAAACCATAAACGCAGTAATAAGCTTCCTCGCATCCTATTCGGTCGTGACCCTCGCCTCTATGGTGTCGATCGCTCTCCGTGTATGGGTTGTCATCGAAGTAATCAAAGCCACATCAATCCTTAACTATATCAAGTAATGAGCAACAACATAACAAGTCCAAGCAAAGTAAAGAAATACATCCTCGAGTTCGCCAAGGAGAACCGAGCACACGAGTTCACGAGGGTAAGTCAACTTACTCTCGACAAGGTAGAGGCAGCGGCACGTTCCGCAGCCCGAGCCGCCGTCACATCAGCACCATCGAAAGGAAAAACACTATGAGTAACACCAACACAAAACCACGCAAGAAAGCCAACGCCAACGACGAGGCCTCTCGGGTAGAGAAGTCCGTAGTCAAGATGGTCCTCGACCATCCGTTCTTCGCCGCCCTCGCCCTCAAGATGCGGGTCGTGCAGGACTACAAAGTCCCCACGTTCTGCGTCGACGGAGTCCACATGAAATACAATCCGGACTTCTGCGCCACGCTCGACGATACCGAACTACTCACTGTGCTCGGCCACGAGGTCTTGCATTTGGCGTTCGGCCATCTGTGGCGCAAGGGTAATCGCAGCATGAAGAAGTGGAACTACGCCACGGACTACGTCATCAACAACTACCTCATGAAATACAATGAGGACGAGGTCGCCGCTGGTAGGGTCGGCCCGTTCAAGCTACCGCAGGGTGGTTTGCTCGACCCGAAGTATGGCGGCATGGCAGAGGAGGAGGTCTACAATCTCCTGCCCGAGCCGCCCGAAGGTGACGGCGGCGGCGGCATGGGTGACTTCACCGACCCAGTCGACGGCGAGGGCAACACCGAGGATGACTGGCGTCAACGTGCAGTCGAGGGTGTCAACGCAGCCAAGCTCCGTGGTCGTGAGTCTGGCAGCATGACCCGCGCCATCGAGCGTCACCTCAAGGGCACACAAGATTGGCGTGAGATTCTCCGCGAGTTATTGTCTGCTCCTGCCAACGATGACTACGACGAGACACGGCCCGATCGCCGCTTCATGGAGGAGGACATCTTCCTGCCAACGTTGTATAGCGAGCGTGTCGGAACGTTCGTCGTTGCCGTAGACACATCCGGTTCGGTCACTCCCGACCTGCTCGACAAGTTCATGGCCGAGGTTCAATACTGCTTGGACACCGTCAAGCCAGAGAAGATCATCGTCATCGACTGCGATGCCGCGATCAACCAAGAGCGTGAGTTCGCCTATGGCGACAACGTCCGCGACTTCACTCTCAAGGGTGGCGGTGGCACAGACTTCCGCCCTGTGTTCGACAGGGTTAAGTCTCTGGCAGACTCACCCGAAGCGGTAGTCTACTTCACCGATGGCTACGGAGCCTTCCCCGACAGCCCTCCCGATTACCCTGTAATCTGGGTGGACTACGGCGGCACCGACTATCCGTTCGGTGAGGTTGTCCGCATCAACACCTCGGACAAGTAAGTAGTAATCTGACAAGCCATGAGTGTCTCGGGCCTACTGGAAATTAACCCTCCGGTTTCATTGACAGCGTGACCCCTTCGTTGCTGGCGAACCTTGGTAAAGGGGCTTTTAACATAAACAACAAATACACAAAGAAAGGTAATACATATGAACGTTAGAATATCACACGAACTGCAGAGCGATGTCCGCTCGCATATCAATACCATGAGACTCAAAGATCTCCAGCTTCAGCTTGGGTCTTCGGATCAGGACAAATTGTTCTGCATCAGCGGATCGAGCACAGAGCTTATCAATCTGGTATGGGGTAAACATCTGCACTTGAAGTCGCAGATGCCCACGGAGTGGATGAAAGATCTATGCAAAGATTACAGACCGCACATCTGGCTTAGAGTTCAATGGGATCAACTTACAACGGAACCCAAGTCGAAGAAGTTCCAAGTATTCATCAAGGATGGAGGATCATTCGTAGTTCCACCGCGAATGTCATCTGGTAGCGAGTTCTCTATTAGGATGGAAGATCTTACGGGGGACTTAAAAAATATCAACGATCTCCACTCACAGTGTGAGGAGCTCTGTGCGAAGTGGATGAAGATATCCTCGGATGTCATCACCTACCTCAAGTCAGCCAAGTCCCTAAACTCGGCCCTTAAGAACTGGCCCGAACTCAAGGCGTTCATCCCGCAGGAATACTTGGATCGTGTGGCTACGAAACCGGAGCGCACCGCCGAGCGGAAGAAAGCCGAGGAGGCTCTAGCCAACATCGACCGCAACCTCGCTGTTACCAGCGCGACCATGGTGAAGCTCGCATCCGCATGACAACGGAGGAAACACAACTGGTAGTGTCCCTAGCTAGGGACGCTACCTATTCTCTACCAGAAGGAGTCAACCCTCTGGCTATACGCCAGTGGTTATTGATGTCCTCCCAACTGGGCGAAGGAACCGCAGACTACGATGTCGAGGCTGTCCACGATTCGGAGTTCGTATACCTATTCATAGATGACTTGGTATCCTTCCTCCGCGAGTATTGTCTATATGATGATCTCTCACCCAACCACGGACCCTTGAACCAATGGCTCCGGTTACTCGGATCCGATTCAGTTCAGCTAGCCGAGCTAACACCGGAGTCTTGGAAGAAAGTCCTAACCTCCAAAGTAATACAGAAAATGAAAACCTAATATGTCAGAAGATACCGAGCCAGTAGATTCTACGGCGATGCTTCGCCTGTCAGTCATTCGCCTCATCCTAGCCAACAACTTCGATGACTGCGAAATAGTCAGATGTCTAGACACCAAAACTGGGGAGACTTGCAATGTGCTATTCCTCCCAGCCATGGATCCAGACGGAGGTGACCTGTTCATGACTCCAGCATTTGCGATTCCCGAATCAGATATATCTGACCAAGAGTGCAGATACCTGCCACTGGACACGTTACCGAAAACCAATCTGACCAACTTCAAGAATAACTAAATAATTCCTTGATCCCTTGAGCCGATGAGCCAATGCTTGCGGCCCAAGGGGTCTCTCCAACACGAACCCAAAAACACAAATACACATGAGCACAATACGTAATCAAGCAATGTTGACCAGTCTGTCTATCGGCCTGTTCAACCCCAAGAAAACCGACCGCAACGTTACACGTGAGGTCTTGATCAGTAAGAACGCATCGCATAACGCTGGTGCGTTCGTGAAGAATATTCTCCCCGAGGAGAGTATCAAACCCATCCAGTCCGAAGCCGCCGCGCTGCGAACTTGGTTCTATCAGAACACCCTGCCATGGGGTGACGATGCCGTGCGTCTGCTACCAGTCGCGCAGTGGGACAAGTTCACCGAAGACCTCCGAGCACGTCTCGCTTCGCTGAACTCCATGTTCGACAACTTCTGCAACAGCTACGAGCAGCACCGAGACAAGGCTCTCCTGCAACTCGGAGCGTTGGCTAACCCTGCGGATTACCCGCCGCTGTCGGAAATACGTAGCAAGTTCTACGTAAGGGTGGCTTACAACCCGATGCCCGACAGCCGCGACTTCCGCTTGGATGACATGCCAGAAGAAGCGATCGCACAGATCAAAGCCGAGACCGACCTCCGCGTTGCCGATGCAATCAACGAGGCTCGCAACGATCTGTATCACCGCTTGGCCGACAGGCTGCAGCACATCATTGCTCGGATGGCCGAGGCCAACAAGAAGCGCGAAGGCACACGTCTCCACGCTTCGTTGATCAGCAACTTGCGGGAACTCTGCGAGTTGATCCCCAGCCTCAACGTCACCAAGGACGAGGAGCTTGAAGCTCTGCGTGTCCGCGCCATGCAGGAGATCGGTGTCTACGATATCGACGAGGTCCGCGACAACGCAGATGTCCGCGCCGAACTCAAGTCCAAGGCCGAGGACATCCTCGCCGCCATGGGCTTCGGTGGTAACAACGCTGTGCAGAAAGCTGCTTAACTTTGACAACCAACCTACAGAGAGGGGGTGATGCTTCCATGCTACAACAACCGATAACGGTGCATCCACGTCTACGACAGGTTATATCCTTCGTGATAATGGTGCAGTCGATTACACCTCTAGTAGCTCTCGATAGATGTCCGGGGGTCGCGTATCCGGGTAACTAAACACGCGAGATGACTAATGCATATCCCGAGGGCCGCGCATTCGGTAATAACGCGGACTTAACCAATAGAAACATATACCCATGAAAACAGACGATAGACGCCTCATGCTGGCAGGACACGCCCTCTCGGGACTGCTAGCCTCGCAACCAGAAAATAAGGGTTGGAACATCGACGCCCTGTCGGTAGTCTCCTTGAAGATCGCCGATACCGTTATCAGTATGGCATCTTTGGAGAAGCTACCGGAACTCAAAGCTCCGGACGATTCCCAAATGGAATTGAATCTGGAGACCAAGAACGATGAGGAACTACAAAGCTGAGTACGAAAACTACCAAGGCACTGAAGAGCAGAAGAAACGCCGTGCCGTGCGCAACGCAGCCAGACGCATGTTGATGCGCGATGGCCGCGTTCGCAAGGGTGATGGCAAAGATGTCGACCATATCAAAGGTCTCCACAATGCAGCCAACAATCTGCGTGTTCTGTCTAAATCAACCAATCGCAGTATCAAGTAGCCTCGCCGCTGCTGGACTACGATTGATGATAGTAGTGTGTTCGCTGGCTGTCGTTTTCGCGTTCGTAGTCCTGTCCAAAGGCTGCGAGTTCGATGGCGGCAGGCCAGCGGATGCCTACCCAAGGGTTTCGTTAAGGAGTTGATATCCGAGTATTTTAAGGTATATCTGCATCTGTATTAAACAGAAACCTATATCTTCGAAAGATAGCGGAGCACTCTATGAGCTTTCTTTTATGGTCGAGTGCATGAAGCGGGGGTGGAAAGTCAGCCTACCGATCGGCGAAGACTGTCGCTACGATGTCATCGTCGACACACCCAAAGGATTAACTCGGGTTCAAATCAAAGCCTTGAGTCCAGATAAACTCGGTCGGCTGCGTCTCAAAGCTGTCTACGGCAATAGAGTTGCAAAATCCTATACTATTAAAGATTGTGACATAATCGCTGGATACGCCATCTCCCTTAGTACTTGGTGGATAATTCCTGTTAAGTACTTGCAAACCAAGATGTTAAATCTAAATAGGAAATACCATGAGTTCAATTCAGCGTGGCATTTAATTGGATACAATGAGCAACCTAAAAAAAAGAAATAGTATATTACTGTGTGCTGATATTCTCGGAGCGAGCATGGTCGCGTCAGCCGTAATAGTGGCCAGCGGCTTATTCTGGACCAGTCTTTTCTGGTTGATCTATAAGTTGGTCCTGCTAGTTTCCTAGCAACACATGAAGCCTCGGACCACCAAGAAGTCAACACCTGCCAAGCGCATCCCAACCATGCGCTTCAAGTTCGACGGAAGTTGGTGGAAAGTAAAGATACAGAGACCCCCAGAGCGGGAAGTCCTTGAGGGTCTGGTCCGCTACGACACCCGTACCATTTACTTGGATCCAAGGGCCGTGGCTTGCAACGGATTCGGGATCATCGTCCATGAAGTCGCTCACGCTGTCCTGCGTGATATCGCTGAAGATCCTATTCTTGAGCTTGAACGAATCTCCTCAACCGTGGCAAAGTTCGTGGCCAAGTACACAAAGGGAACCATATCAATCGGGAACCACAAGCCCGTAGAATAAATTTATGAAGAAAAAAACAACAGCACCCAAACGCAAACGTAAACCCATCCACAATGCTGAGATCGAAGATGTCCTTGAAGGTATTCCTCCTATTGGCTACGTAGCCGTTACTTTTTGGGGGCGTTTTATCCTAGCAGGTATGTTCATCCGTAAAGCATTTGCGTGTCTATTCAAAGGCCAAACGTCTGTTTGATGTCCGGACCACTCATAGTACTTGTAGGATTTATCTACGCATATGTTTCCATCGAACAAGGAACCAAAGGTAATCTCGGCATGTGTCTCGCGTATGCGGGATACGCTTTTGCAAATGCGGGACTCTACCTGCTCGCCAAGTAGTATGGCTTCTTTCGGCTTATTCTTGGTTGTACTTTCTGTCGGCGTTGCTATCGTGGTCGACGCCATCAAGAACTACCACGAATAAGAGGAGGTGATTTTATGCCGTTCAAATCCAAAGCCCAACAAGCCTACATGTTCGCTACTCAACCGAAGATCGCCAAAGAAATGGCTGGAAAGACTTCGAAGAAGCAGTTCGCTCAAATGCCTGAGCACGTTAAGAAGAGCATGAAGAGCAAAAAATCCAAGTAACATGGAACCCAAAAGCAAAGTAAACGAAGCTGGCAACTACACGAAGCCCGAGATGCGCAAGCGTTTGTTCAACCGCATTAAAGCGGGAACCAAAGGTGGCGATCCGGGCGAGTGGAGTGGAAGAAAATCACAGCTTTTGGCAAAAGCATATAAAAAAGCTGGTGGCGGATACCGTGACTAAAATTTGCTCCAGTTGTAAAAAAGAAAAGACGCTGCTAAACTTCGGTAGTCGGGGTGGGAAGTTAAAACATCTTCTAAAAAGTAGGTGTAGAACATGTCATTATAAAATGCATAAGGACTGGGTAAAAAGAAACCCCGAGAAAGTTGGTGAGTATAGGCAACGAGATTGCTGGACGCTTGTTAAGAGGTGTCAACGGCGCGGAATAACTCCCCAAATTCTAATTGAAACATTTGAAAAACAAAACGGACATTGCCCAATATGTGAAATTAAATTAGAAATAGTAGATAGTGCTATTGACCACAACCATGCGACAGGAGTATTTCGTGGAGTTTTATGTAAGAAGTGCAATCGTGCCTTAGGAATGTTTCACGACAGTAAAAATATTCTGTCGAAAGCAATTAATTACTTAGATACAAAAGGAAGTTACGCCACCAAATAAATATGTTAAAAAAATCACAACAGTCCTTGAAAGACTGGACTTCTCAAGAATGGCGTACATCCGATAGCACGCCGTCCAGAGGTAAGAAACGCTATCTCCCAGACGCAGCTTGGAGTGCGCTATCTCCCGCTGAGAAAGCCGCTACCAACCGAGCCAAAGCCGAGGGCAACCGCTCCGGTAAACAGTTCGTCAAGCAACCAAAGAAGATTGCCGAAAAAGCTTCACGCTTTCGCTAAGCCGCTATGAAGATACTACCCAGCGGCATTGCCGTTATAGAGGGTGACACTCATATATCCCAGTGGGTTAATGATACACGTAGACTCGACCACGACGAATACACCCTTGGTATTGTCCTGCCACATATTGAGGAAGGCGCATGGGTAGTCGATGCGGGAGCATTTATCGGAGACCATACCACAGCCTATATTAAAAAAGCTGGCCCAGAGGGTAAGGTCTTTGCTTTCGAGCCCAACCCAGCAGCTTATTCCTGCCTTTGCTACAACTGTCCCGAAGCAGTAGCATTCAACTGTGGATTGTCCGATAGAGAGACAGCCGTCAATTACAGCCCAAATGAAAACGCTGGGGCAGGTCATATTGAATTCGAAAGCGGAGATATCAAATTAATAACCCTTGATTCCTTGAACCTTCGACGCTGTGACTTCTTGAAAATAGATATTGAAGGGTGTGAGCATGAAGCTCTGATTGGTGCTAGAGATACAATAGCTAAGTGCAGACCCACCATGTGGGTCGAAGTTAATGAAGGAGCGTTGGCACGTAGATCAAATACTCCGGAAGAACTTATACGGCTAATCGAAAGACAATACGGATATACTACAACCCCATTCCCACCGGAACGTGGGCCACAATACGATCTCCTATGTACTCCGTAGATATATTTATTCGATCTTATGCTGGCGATTTTCAATGGTTGGATTACTGCCTAAAATCCATCAATCAACGAGCCAAGGGATTCCGTGACATACATATCGTAGTACCGCAGGGACAGGCCGAGCATCTCAAACACTTGACGTTGGAGGAGATACACGAGTGCCCAGTCTACGGTGATGACTACCTTGGTCAGCAGATCACCAAGATGATGGCCGATACGTACACTGACGCCGACTTCATCCTGCACATCGACTCCGATACCGTTTTCACGCAGGATGTAACACCAGACACATTTATTATCGACGGCAAGCCAATCATCTACCACGAGCCCTACTCAAAAGTGGGCCTCGAACCTTGGTACCCTGTAGTCTCGGAAGTCTTGGGGTGGGCACCAGAGAACGAGTTTATGCGTAGGTTCCCTTTCGTATATCCTAGGTGGATATACAAACTGCTTAGAGACTACCTAGAGGGGAAGTACTCGATGTCTTTCGAACAGTACGTGGTAAATCGTCCCTATCGCAGCTTCAGTGAATTCAACATCATAGGCGAATACGCTTGGAAGAAACACCACGACCAGTTTGAATGGCGGGATCCTCTCGCCGATCCTACGTATGTTCGCCAGTTCCGTTCGTGGGATGGGCTCGACCAACACCTAGAAGAGATAGAAGAACTCACCAAATGAAATGGGATAAACGCTTCTTGGACTTGGCTAAACACGTAGCCCAATGGAGCAAAGACCCCGGTACCCAATGCGGAGCGGTCATCGTTAGGCCAGACCGCACTATTGCCAGCATTGGTTTTAACGGACTACCTCGCGGTGTCGAGGACAGTCCCGAACGATTGTTAGACCGCGACAAGAAGCTGCAATACGTTGTACACGCAGAAACAAACGCAATACTTACAGCGCACGAACAGCTTAAAGATTACGCTATCTATGTGTGGCCTTTCCAACCCTGTTGCCATTGCGCTGCCGCAATTATTCAGTCTGGAATCACAGAGGTCCATTGTCCCGAGTTTCCAGTGGCTAGGTGGTCCGAATCCTTTGAGATCGCGAGAACAATGTTTGCCGAAGCTGATGTTCTCTTAACTATCCATGAGTAACTACCTAAATATCAACATACCCACATTCATGGCCTACCTTGACTATGGGTTCATGTTTAACGAGCAACCGGACATTAAACGTGAGCGTATGCTCGTCGAAGTGCTGGCCTTTACCAGCATACCGCAGCGATGTGGACTGTTCACCATCATGACGGAGTACGGCAGTCAGCACGCTCGCGTCCCAATCCACTACCTCCACTCAGAGAAGGAGGGCGGCACGGAGTTCCCACTCGACTGGGTTCAGCTATGGGATTCACTGAGCTATTACTGCTCGGCTACCATTCTTGAGTATTGCAAGAACCGTTCGGCCAACATCATGCTCAAGAACAAGACGCTTCACAAAGCGCAGTACATGTTCACCCTTGACTGGTGCATGGGTCCCCAGTACTCCAGTGGGTATGGAGAGATGGCAGCAGGACACAAATGCGGTCACGTATTCCGTGGTTCGGGTGGGCAATACTTTATCCAACCCAACAACCGAGTCCTTTGGATGGACGGTGGATCGTTCATCTGTACCAAGTTCCATAAAAAACCAGACTGGAAAGTATTCGGTCACGAGTTCTCCTGTGAAAGCAGCGGATCAAGATGGGTGAGCGAAAGCGAAGAAGACCTATGGTTCTACGAATTCAAGGAGCGATCCTAGCGGCAGCACTATGCGGGTGCGTATCTTCGTACCCTCCGCGCCCCTACCCTTGGAACTTTCCGTCCGTGGAAGAATGGAACGCCCCATTTGAGATGTCTTGGGTAAACTTTGTAGATACTGTCCGTAGGGTCACCGCACCCAAAGGAAAAATCTACGACTCACTAATGCGTAACTACCAACCCGATTTCAGCATACATGAACTACAGACACACAGAACCACAAAGACGAGCGGCCCTAATCAGAGGCCTTGAACACCTAGCGTTCTGGGCCGAGGTCCAGAGATCTAGCGAAAAATCTATAACCGATATACTGCAGGCCCTGCGCCAACGGGTACGCAAGCTGGAGGAGAATATTGTAGCCGCTGGCCAGCGACCGCCGCCATCGGAGACTACTTCTTCCAGCACCAATCCGGTAGGCTTTCTCTCATCTCCGGAGTGAGCCCTTGATCCAAGGTTTCCTTGGGCACCCAGACCTGCACTTTATTGACGCAGCCGCATACTTGGCAGTTGCGTAACTGCGTATCGTGAGGAGTCTGTCTGTCGCCCGTGGCGTTGAAGATCATACTCGCAATATTGGTACAGCCTGCACAGCCTTGAACGTTTACGTTGTACGGACATGTTGTGCAAATATACGCCCTACGATCAGCCTCTTCTTGCTCCACTAGAGTTGGATTTTGAAGTAGCCAATGCTTTAGAACTTTTAGAAAACTCACCACATCATGCATACCAAGAACCCTCTGTTTCAAAGGCGTAGGTTCTTCTTGAAGACAGCGCGGTTCACCCCACCCCTGCTGCTGACAGACCTCGCTACCAATGGTCTCTTCGAAGTTGGGTCCTAAAGACATGCCATTAGCCAGACGGTAGCTTCGTATGCGAGTAATCAGATCATTCCAAGTCGGGGCTGTAATCTTAAACTCCGTGTACGGATGCACATAAACCCAGCCTCCGCTGGGAACCACATTATCAATCTTTAACTTGATCATTTTATGGATAACACACTAACCAAAGTAGACATCATCACAATACCAATCAAGGCCGTGTCCGCGTCCATGTTCGTCATGGGCCTATTCCTACTGCCTTTTATACTACTGCCCACCCTTGTTACGCTGCTTTTCAATTAAGTACTTACGTAATTCAGCGATACGCTCATTGCCATTCGGCCTAGTGACAACACGTTCTAGGGTAATATTGGAGGGCATGTACGGTACGTACTGCCCACTGATAACTTCTCTAACGATATCTTTGCTCAGTCCTTCCCCAGTTCCTTGGCCCATGAGGATCGCTGCCGCTTGTTGCTTGGGCACACCCAGTTGCACGGCACTATCGAAGGCTTTCTTCATTTCATTGAAGAGATCCTGCTTGGCCCTATTTGCATTCTCGTATGCATAGACAACATCCCCCGGCTCAATAGTTCCACGGTTAAGAAGCGTATTCGTAAATAGACTGGTAGCGTCCATATTGCCGCGCTTGTAAGCACCCATCTTTTGGCGAAGGCTAGTCTGTGCGTCCATCTCGCTGATCTTCTGACCAAGCAGAGCACTGTATACTTCATTACTGAGGCTATACACTTTTCCAGAACTAGAGATCTTGCCCTCTGCCCCTTTCATAATATTGGGGATGGTATCGGCCAGTACTCCGGGGGTAAGGATAGATGTCACGTGCATGATCTTGTCGTAAGTCTGCTTGGTTATAGTATCTTGCGGATTGGTGATCCGCATACCATCCGCTGTCTGGTTTCGCATTGCATCCAGTACGGCTCCGAATAAAAGCTGTTCCGACAGCACGGGACGAAGAGCCTCGCGCCCAGTATCGTATGCTACTTTCATGAGGTCATCCCCAGAGTTAAATCCTCGCATAGCGGCGATCACGGGCTCCTTGAATACTTGGAACGGGTCAAGATAGCTAAGATCAACGTACTTCACCTTCCCGTCTTTTGGTTTGTCCAAAAGCATGATCTCCGAGTTCTTCTGCCAGTCACGTACAAGATTACGTACAGCCTCGTCATCGTCATCGGTATTACCAAAAACAGCCTTCGATACGGCTGCTGCAACAGGTATAATACCCAGTGCACCAATCAGTCCTGCCCAACGAGATATACCATTGGCATACATTGCCTTATTTTTGGTAGCCAAACCCTCTTTGATCTCGGAGTTGGCTATCGATATACCATTGCTGGTGGTGCGAAGAACTTCGCTCGTCCAAGTAATGAACGGTGCCAGAACCGGAATCCTGCGTAGCTCTTTAGTTATCTGGGGAGACAAGCTGTATGTTGGCAGTGTATTGCGCACCACATAAGCAGCAGCTTCATCAAGCTGTTCATCAGTCATGCCGGGGTTGGCTTTAGCTTGGTTCATGCGTTCCTGCTGCCAAGCATACACTTTCCAGATATCATCGACACCCTGATAGATATCTGCTGCCTTGCTATAGGCAGTTCCAATTTTCTTGGCGACACTAGCACCAAGGTTTTTCAGTTTGCTGTCGTAAGGTGTGTCAGAGTAAAGAGCTTTGATGATCGGAATCTCATTGTTATCTTCGTAGAGTTTTTTCAAAAGCCCTCCGCTGAGGGTATCCCCAACTACTCCTAGGCGAACCAATTTCTGCAATAGAGGTTGTACCTTAAGCAACTTCTCTCCGCGCAACCCAACATTGAGGCCAGCTACTTTAAAACCATCGGCCATGGATTTGACCATGGACATAGGATCGCCCAAATTAAACATGCCCTTGGAAAGGACGATCAATGGGTTACCCAAGAAGTTGCGGACCACGGAGCGTGGTATATATCCAATTGTTTTAGCCGACATGGCGGCGAGAGATAGCGCACTAAACCAGTTGGCCCAGCCAGCCGTTGCCTGTGGATTGAACGCCTGATTCAAGGCATCTCTCAATTCCGGAGGTCCGTAGGCTCCGTCCAAGGGTGCGATGCTCTGGGGATTCGTTCCTTTCTTGATCAGAGGAACCCAACCCTTTGGATGCACGGAGGACATGAGTTTAGACGCCGCTGCGGGATACTCAGCCTGTCTCCAAGTCTCAGCCTCTGCCTCCGTATTGAAGCCTTCTTTACGGACATCGCCAAGGATCACATCGTACTTCCGTGTTTTCCCATTGAATACCACACGGTTGTCGTAGTTCTTTTTCCAGATAAATCCTTCGCTAATACCATTATCGAGCAAATTTCTGGCAGTATCCGTAGCCGAAATAAAGGATGCCATCTTCCCTGCGGCGTGGGCAAAGTTCAGCTTGATGTCTTTCTCCTCGCCCCAGAAGTCCCTGACTTCTTTAGGCAACTGTCCCCTGACCTTGAGGATATTCAAACTACGTTTTCCGGGTATAGATGTACCGTTGACGAAAAACTTGTAGCTATCCTCGTCCGCTACGTTAAGGAAGTCCGTGGTGATTTCGTCTACGCGACGAGCCACCCAATCCGCATGATTGTTTTGAACTTCTTTCTTGGCATCGGCCACGGAGATTACCTTTGTCGGATCAATCTTGCGCGACTCACGACGAAGGTCGGCTATCTTTTCAGCCACGGCACGATCGGTAGCCAGTTTTTCGAATTCCGTCCGGATCTTCATATGCTCCGCTGTCTGCGGGTTGGTCATGTATTCTTTCCAGATGGGGTCGTTATAGATTGCGTAATTACGATGTAGGTACAACTCCATGTTGCCCTCAAATACCGGAATCAGTTCTTGGGCGATGTAGCCACCCTCGATCATCTTGGTGGAAAGCGCATCCAATTTTTGACGCATGGCCGTGATGGTCTGCGCTACCTTCGGATCCAAGGTAGCTAGGTCTGCTGCAATCTGTGTCCTCTGAGCATTTTGGTTGTCATTACGGAATACTGCTTTACGAGCGGAAACTTTCTCGTTTATCTCATCATTGCTTAGCTTGCTTGCTCTTAATGTCTTTGCATAGTCCCTGAGATCTTGAACCTGCGTATCCGTGAGCGGATTCTCCGTGGATCCGAGAACTCTATTAATAACGTCAGTCGGAGGCTTATTGCCATACGCTTTCTTCACAGCCCTATCTAAGGCCTCAAGGGTAAATTTAAATTCGTTGTTCGCCGCTGCTACCTCGCTCTTACCCGCAAGAATGATATCCCTCTGCTTCGGAGTGAAGAGTCCAGAGGAAAATACACCGCCTTTACGGAAAACTTTATTGGATGTGCGCGTCCCCCTTGTGCGCTTTCCGGGCAATGCATAAAAAGTAGTCCATGGGTCTTGGTCGGGTAGATCTCTGAATATGCGAATATTGGTTGGAAATTCTTTAACTTCTAACCTAAGAGCACCAGAAGGTACATTTTGTAATTTATTGACTCTACCAACTTCATCCAAAGTTTTCCTCGCCCCAGTCCCCAGTTTAGATTCTACGTATTCAGACACTATATTTTTGAATACTTCGCCACCAGACTTAGCCACACGCCTTTTTACCATGTGTGGAACGCTAGATACACGAGCCCAACCAGCTTCTTGCGCGGCTTGAACGTAAGTTATCGGAGATGCTTGACGATTTTTATTTTTAAGTTCAGCTATGAAAGCATCTCTATCTGGAGGTTCTTGCCCCATAGCTTCCGCAAGGTCTGCTTCTTCAGTATACAAGATATCCGCTTCTTCATCGCTAACACTTTCTTGCAGGGAAACATCCTCATTCATTAAACGCCTTACAGTATTGCGCATATCTGTAGCAATAGTAACTTCGTTAGCGTCAGGCCAAAATCCTTTTAGTCTATCAGTTATCCATTGTTTTACATAACCTCCGTGCGTAGCACTAAAAGATTCATCATCCGGGGATATTCTACCCATAACTTCTTCATAGATATCTATTACCGATCCATCAGATTTTACCCAATAGTTAGTCCCAATTTTTATTTTTTGAGCTTCTTTTACATTATCTACGGCAGCTTTCTTAGGTCCAAAGATACCCTGCGATGGTTTTGTAAATAATTGCCTATATAATTTTGGATCATCATAAAGGGCCTCTTGATCTTCCGGAGATAATTTACGAATCTCCTCGCGGATCTCCATCACCCTATACCCGTGTTGAATGGCCTTAACTGTATGCGCCAGCACCGGATCTTTATATACGAGGAGTCTAGTTTTTAGTTTAGCAATCAATGCACGCAGCATTTGGAAAATTTTATCTTTAACGCTTTGTGGTATATTGTTGGTAAGATCTTCTGTAGTGAGACCGCTTTTCATGCGCTGACGAATCATCCGTAAATACTCGTAACCAATAGAGTCGGGATTGCGCATCAACTCATCTATAACTGCCTGTCTATCCGCAGGAGTTTCAAAATTATCTACGGGAACATATTCATCTAACACCTTATTCAGTGTAGTATCGCTAAGTCCCTCTACTATGCTGGCAGCTTGTTGAGGAGAAATAACTCCAATAGTAACATAGTGATCGTACTCCTCATCCATCACAGCACGCAGGATCGGGAAAGCCTCGGAATCAGTTAGCCCAGCAATCTCGCGCTCCAATTGCACGGGGTTGAAGAACACCATGCCGGGATACTTTGGATCATACCAAGCTGTCGCCAGTCTCTTTGTGGAGTAGACTATCTTACGTATTCCGGGATAGTTTTCTTGGAGTTCCTGCAACTTGGCTCGGTAAACGCTGGCTTGTCCGACACCAGCTTCGAACAACTTTTGTAAATTTTCCGTGTCCGTAACTACGGAATCCACTGGCAACATTACGTTACCCGAATCAAAGTAGGAACGGTACTTATCCGCGTAGTATTTCGCTATCGCAGTAAATTGTTCGGGTGTGAAGAACCCTGCATCCGGAACACCTAACTGGCTGGCAACATTATCAAGCCACGCAATCTGCTCGCGGATATAAGGGCTTTCGTCGCGGGTGCTGGATTCTAGAACCACGCCAGTATTGCCGACATCCACGTTGGCGAAGTCATCGTATGTCCACGTTCCGTATTCCTTGGCACTGATACCATCCTTAAGGAGTTGCGCACGGATATCCTTGGTAAATTCAAGGAGATCTTTTGCTTCCTGCAAAAACTGAGCAAACTGGGCTTTAGCAGCTTTACCCAGATTTGCTGGAGGTTTCGGGTTGTCCACGAGAGCCTTCGCCCGATCATACGATATACGACTTGCGCGTGCCGCTGTCGTAACCTTCCCTGTTTCGGCTTCTGGCTTGTAGACTTCACCCGTCTCCGCAGCAGCCGCAGCAACAGCAGCCTCTTGTTCGGCTTCGGTATCGAGTTCGTCTTGCGTAGGTTCCTCTGACGGCAGTACATCCTCCAAAGTTTTACCGCCCTCAGTATATGCAGCCTGCATGGACTCTTCCTGTACACGCACCGCTAATTTGGGAGCCAGCTTCCTCTCGGCAAATTTCCAAGCCGTTGCTGGGTCAACGGGTTTATTCCGGAGTTGCCCGTCTACCCAGATAGACAAAGCTTTTGTCTCCAGTATACTCTTATCAGTTACTGGCAGGTCGGTATTAAACTCGGCCAATCGCTTAACGACCCCAAGTAAAGTTGGCTTAAAATCTTTGTTCGCGCTGAGTTTCTGCACCCCCGCCCGTACTTTAGCCATGTCCGCTTCCGAGTTGATGTCGGCGTACCCCTCCACCTTAACCCTTGAATCACGAACCTGTTTCGCCAGTTCTCCCAGTTTTTGTACTGTGAACCCGCGAGACTGGGCCGAAGTGACCTGTCCAGTATTCTGATCGAAAGTGATACCCGGAGCCACACGACTACGCATATTTTCGGGTACAGTAAGAGAGTATCCCTTGTCTAGTTGACGTGCCGTGACATCGGGGTTATTGACGAAAACTGGTTCGACAGTGCTTACGCCTTCTTCAGCAGACGGCACAAGACGCACTGGCAAAGAATCTTTCTTCTCGAAGTCCTTAACCATGTCCAAGGTATCGGAGTATTCCACGCCATAGTTTGTAGCCAACCTACGTATACTTTCCTTACGTACCGCTTGGTGCTGTTCTGTCCCCGCATCTTTAAGTCTGCTTTTGATTGTGGCCGTAGACGGTACGCCGCCTTTTTGCAGGCTCTCTTGAACCAATGTTTCCTGTTCGGCGGGAAGTGCTGCAATCGTTGTCGGTGCCGTTGCAGCAGCGGGTGACGGTGCAGGTGCTGTCTCTAGACGAGCTTTGATGCGTTCACGAAGTTTGCGGATCTCTGCTTGATACTGACCGGGGTACCATCCAGTCCCTTTAAGATCTTTACGAATCCGTTCTACCGTACGCTGTGGTACCTTGGTTCCTGCGCTCAGGGCTTCGTTGACCAGTTCGTCTTCGTATGCCTGTGCGTCCGGATTAGGTGCCTGCAGTTCGGGTGCGAGAGGAGCAGGAGCAGTGGCGGTGACCGCAGGAGCCGTAGGAGTGGGAGCTACCTCGGTAGGTTTAGGGGCAGGAGTAACCTCGGTAGGAGCGGGGGGAGTAGCGGCGACCGCAGGAGCCGTAGGAGTGGGAGTAACTTCGGTAGGAGCAGGAGCCGCAGGAGTAGCGGTAACGGCAGGAGCCGTAGGAGTGGGAGTAACCTCGGCAGGAGCAGGAGTGGGAGTAACCTCGGTAGGAGCAGGAGCCGCAGGAGTAGCGGGAACGGCAGGAGC